ACGACGGGAACCAATACACCTCAGCAGAGATGGCGATTTACAAAGAACGCCAGCAACCGCCCACGGTAAACAACCGCATCGCTCCTATGGTCGATTTCCTGCTCGGCATCGAGCTTCGATCACGCACAGACCCGAAAGCGTACCCCAGGAGCCTTAGTGATACGGCAGAACAAGACGCCGAATCAGCGACGGACGCCCTCAGATACGTGGCGGATAATAACTTTTTCGATAGTTTGGCTTCGGAGATCTTCGAGAACTTTTTGATTGAAGGTCCGGGCGGAGTATCCGTGGAGGTCGAGGGTAAAGGCAAGCATCGTGAGATCGTCTTACGGAAAATGCCGTTTAATCGTATGTTTTTTGACCCCTATTCGGTCGAACGCCAGAAACAGGACTGTAATTATACCGGTCTTATAAGCTGGATGGATCTGGCCGAGATCTCCGATAGATGGGGCTTATCCGAAGAACAGCATGAAGCCCTTCGCCAAGCCTCGACACGCCACGCGGCGCCAGCCAGGGCGGGATCTACTTTCGATGACGTACCGCGCTGGTACAACCGCGATGATCGCAACAGAATTATGGTCGTTGAAATGTATTTCGTGAGCATGGGGAAATGGCATCACGCCATCTTTGTGAAGGATATGTTCTTAGTCGGTCCTGAAGTCTCCGGCTACAAGGACGACAAGGGCAAGCCCTCAAACCCTCATATTCTGGCTTGTCCGAAGATTTCTCGGAACGGCGAGCATTACGGCCCGGTACGGAACAAATTGTCTATTCAGGACGATATCAATAAGCGCCATTCGCGTTCGACTGACCTGATTAACCGGCGCCAGACCTACGCCAAAGAAGGGATGATTACTGATATTCCCAAATTCAAACGAGAAGCCAACTCATCCGGCGGCCACTTGGAATTCCCGCCAGGGCCAGGAGAGTTCGGCAAGGACTATGGCTTCGTTCCCAATGAATCACTCGGCCAAATGGAACACCAAATGTTCCTGTCTGCGATCCAGCAGATCGAAAGTCTGGCGCGGGCGGGCATTGCGGCAGATAACGAAACAAATATGTCAGGCAAGGCGCTCGGGAAACTCCAAACAAGCCGGAACCTTGAGATACAACCACTGGTAGAAGTCCACTCGATGTGGAAGACTCGCGTATATCGCGCCATTTGGGAGCGGATTAGGCAATATTGGACTGAAGAACGCTGGATAAGGGTTACAGATGACGAGTCGAATACCCGATTTGTCGGCCTCAACCGCCGAACCACTATGGAAGACATGGCGAAGAAGAAAAACCGAGGGCGCGTGCCTCCAGTTCTCCAGGGCCACCCACAGCTCGGGGCGCCCGTTACCGGCCCGAACGGCGAGAAGCCTTTAGAGAACGAGGTTTCGAAGATAGATGTGGATATCTTTATCGAAGAAGTCCCTGATATCACCAGCCTTCAGGAAGACACGTTCGAAAAACTGGTCGAAATGTACCAGGCCAACCCAGAAGGCATCCCTTGGGAGAAAGTGATCAAACTATCGCCTCTGCGAACTAAGATGAAAGAAGAGCTGACCGGCACGAAGGAGCCTTCCCCAGAGGAGCAACAGGCCGCTCAGAAGAAACTGGCGCTTCAGGAAGAAATGATCGAAATCGAGAAGCAAGACAAGATCGGCAAGGTGAGAAAAACCGGCGCTGATACGGCGAAATCGGTTTCAGAAGCCCAACAAACGCAGATTGAAAACGCTATTTTAGAGAGAACACCTATTGTGCCGACGAATTTGTCGATATAAGATGGCTTGAATAACGGGTCGCCGCTGTTAACGGGCGTTAAACGATAGGGTCGCCACCTTTAAGGGCGTATCGAAATCCACATCGAGAAAGTGGGAAGGCAAATAACTATGGCAGAAGACGGAGCCGCTTCAGAAACAGATTTTAACCCGAAACCTCTGGGAGCATTATTCGACACACCAGACGCCAGGCACGTAGACCGCGATGACGCAGGGACAGGAGTACAGGCCGAACCATCGAAAGACGGCAAGACCGAGGAAACTAGAACTACCGAATCAAAGGATGCCGGCGAGGCAAAAGGTGTAGAAGGAATGGGCGTAATGGATGGGTCGCCGCCATCAGATGATACCAACGAGGACGATACTAGATTAGTCCCTTTATCCGTTGTTCACGGAGAGAGAGACAGGCGAAAGGCAGCCGAGGCAGAGTTAACAGCTCTTAAATCAGCAACACCTACGCCAGAGGCAGAAGCCCCACAGGCGGCGCCCAAACTGGCAATACCTTCCGTTTATGACGGTGAAGGCCAGTTCAGAGAAGGAGTGGCGGATTTCGTGAAAGCGACGATCCGTCAGGAAAACTTCAACGAACGGCTGGCATCATCACAAACCAAGGCAATGACAGAACACGGCGAGGATAAGGTTCAGAAGGCGCTCGATAGAATGACGCCCGAAATGGCCAAAAATCCAAAGTATGTGGAGCGCTTCAGAGCAGCAACAGAACCCTTTATGGAGATTGTTGCGATGGCTGAAGACTTGGATAAGGCAGAGAAATTAGCCGATCCTGATTATGTTTCCAAATGGGAGCAGCAGGAACGGGAAAAGATCGAAGCCAGCGTCCGTGCCGAGTACGAGGGTAAATCGCAAGCTGAAAGCTATCTGGACAACACCATACCGGACTCTCTGGCAGGGTCGAGGTCTTCCGGTGACTTGAAAACTGGAACCGCATACAGCGGACCAAAGCCTCTATCAGAGATAGTAGACACATGAGGTAATTCGTGGATACAGCAGCAGCAACAGGCTTGACGGTCCAGCAATGGGACGATCAATTCTTTGAAGACTCGCTGAATGCCAACCAATTTTTCTCTTATATGGGTACGGATGAGAATTCCCTAATCCAGTTAAAAGAGAAGTTGATGAAAGAACCTGGTGACTCTGTAACCTTCGCTCTCGTTAACTCCCTGAAGAATAGCGCCACAACCGGCTCGAACACTCTGGAAGGCAACGAGGAAGATCTTGTCTCACGTAGCCAAGTTCTCACTATCGACCAGTACAGGCACGCGGTAAGAATCCCCGTTCTGCAAAATCAGTTCTCAGCAATTGATTTGCGGAAAGCGGCGAAAACTGCGCTCCTTAATTGGGAAATGGAACTGGTACGTGACCAGATCATCGCGGCGTTGGCCTCCATCAATGGAGTAGCCTACGGCACAGCGACCGAAGGACAGAAAGACACTTGGATCACGGACAATAACGACCGTGTTCTTTTTGGCGCAGCAACTTCAAACTATTCAGCAGGTGACCATTCAGCATCCCTGGCGAATATCGACAACACCGCTGATCAACTCACTCCCGACGCGATTTCGCTGATGAAGCGAATGGCTAAGGCCGCATCTCCCAAGATCGGTCCTCTGAAGCCCAGAACACAGAAGTCTCGTTCTGACGCATACGTTCTTTTTGCTGGTTCTCTTAACTTGAGAAACCTAAAGGAAGATTCAACATTTGTGCAGGCCAACAGGGAAGCACGCGAGCGGGGTAAAGGGAATCCATTGTTTGACGATGCAGATTATATTTGGGACAACGTGGCTATTATCGAGATAGAAGATATCGCGGTAACAGGCTCTGTTGGAGCAGGTAGCATCCAGGTAGCGCCCGTTTATCTTTGCGGAGTCCAGGCGATTGGTATGGCCGTTGCAAAACGTCCTGAATCAATCGAGGAAGATTTCGATTACAAAGACAAACAAGGTCTTGCTATCAGACAATGGCATGAAATCGACAAACTACGGTTTGGCACCGGAACCAGCGATACCGCTGACCTGAAGCAACACGGCATGGTCACTGGATATTTCGCGGCTCTGGCAGACTAAAGGAGGTTTATTGTGGCTGCGGAAACATTAACAGCAGATCAGGCGGCCTCGACGTTTGGTGTACCAGCAGGGGGTCCGAAAGGCGCTCTCCTGATTCAGTATGGCACCTACGAAGTCGCGGCAAACGTGGAAGATGGCGATATCTTCGAAATGCACTATGTCCCACCTGGGGCCGTCGTTCACAGCGGCGAGCTACGGGCTGACGATCTCGACACCGGAACGGAAGTTCTTGATGGCGACGTTGGTTGGGCGGCAAACGAAAGCGATTCAGCGGACCCTGACGGGTTACTGAACGGCGGCGTTTGGCTCGGAGATGCGGTTACAGGCGTAAGAGCAGAGGTTGGCGTATGGCTTCCATACAACGGCACGCTCATGACGGCTGGGCCGAAAGCCTTTACCCTCGCGGGTGGCAAGACCATGATACAGGTCGAGTTTAACGTAGCGGCGAATTCGTTCTCCGCCGGAACTCTGACCGCATGGACTTACTACACGGTAGGCTAAAAGTCTTCCTTTGAGTTCTGGGCGCCTTCGGGCGCCCTTTTCAAAAGGATTATCGGCGTGCGGAAGTTTAAGTTTATTGGAGATCCGATGGACCCCTTTAGGCGGGACGATTGGACCCCTTTCAGGGAGGTAATCACGGCCTTTGGTTATGAATTTGAGCTTGGCGGCAAAGCTGTAGAGGTAGACAATATCGCCGCCGCTAATAAGTTGGGGAATAACTCTCACTTCGAAGAAGTAGCCCTCAAAGGCAAAGGTAGAGCCGCGTCAAAGGCTCCAAAGGCTCCAAAGGCACCCAAGCCTAAGCCTAAGCCTAAGCCCAAGCCTAAGCCCAAACCCAAGCCCAAGCCTAAGCCCAAGCCTAAGAAGAGGTCTAAGAAGAGATCCTAATAAGGAGGAGGCATGAAATTCGTCGTCTACTTGATGTGGGCAACGCTAAACACTGGAGAGGCGCACAATGAAAGGGCTTTCGACAATATGAGCGAGTGCCTTCGCGCCGCCCGGCAAATGAACCGAGCAGAAGTCGTGTATATTAAGACGCACCCTCCGACAAAACCCCGCAAGTGGTTCTGTATCACCACCATGCCGGTAAAAGGCAAAGACATATGAATAAGAAGGCCGTGACGAAATGACGACGCGAACAAAGGCCCAGGTCACCACTCAGGCGCTTGAGCAAGCCGGCCTAATTGGCACGGGCGAGACTCAAACCTCTGCCATGACGACAGATTTTGGTCTGTTATATGACCAACTTTATGAAGAAATGGACGCCCGACAGATGGTTCAATTCGCATCGGCGGCTATGCCAAGCAAGTACATTTCGACGTTTGCCGCCATGATGGCTGTGCGCGGCGCCCAAACCTGGGATATACCGGACAATAATTACCAACGTGCCGCCCTGATAGCTGGCGCCGATTGCAAAAAAGGCATGGACACTATCAAAGAGATCGACGCGAAAGCCTGGTCACACTCTACGATTCCAGCAGATTTCATGTAATGCCTAACCGGCCGTTTCCTATTCCGTTCGCTGATATGGCCGATACGCGAGCCGCGCTCGCGGTCGCAACGCAACAACGGCGCGTCAATTTTTACCCCCATTCAAAAGGCGGGGTTCGGCAATTCCCTGGGCTGGTTGAATTCTCTAGCTTCTCGGCGCCGGCATTTTTACGCAGCAATCTAACGATATATAATAGCGGCGTTATTAATTCGTATATGAATACCACCGCAACCCGAATCTACGGCAAAATCAGCAACACCATTAAACAGGTAACGCTTTCAACTGCTGGCGATATATCCACAGCCAGCTCCACCACGACGCAAACAGGAACGCTGATCGGGTCGGGGATTTGGGTGAACGCTACAGAAGACCGTTATTATACGATTGAAGGCTCCACTGTGGACACGATAAAACAGGGTAAATTCACCACCCCCGGCGACATCACCACGGAAGACGACGACGGTTTGACCTTGACGATCACGCCGGATACCCAAGGCACCTTGCCCTCGGTCTTGATGACCCCAGACGAATCACGGGCCATTGTTTGTGATGGCGGCGGTGGTACTTCCGGCAAGGTTTTCCAGTATGACCTTGCGACACCGGAAGACATTACTACTGGCGTTAAGACGTTTACGTTCGACGGGCTTTCTCTTCACGGATATGACTTAAATGACGCGGATTGGAGTTCGGATGGCGCGAAGATATTTTTTGTTGACCGAACGAACGCGCTGGTTGTTGAATTCTTGCTGTCAACGGCATACGACCTATCGACCATCGGTTCCTCGCCGAACGCCACATTCGATGTCTCCGCTAAAGCATCGGCGCCGACTACTATCTTCTTCAACCAAGCGAATAGTGGCAAACATTTTTATGTCGGGGATATCAACGATTTAGACGCCCTGCATCAGTACGATACGCCGTCTTACGCGGTAACCAACGCTTCGGCATTCTCTGGCGCCGGGCGTGGCGCGATCAATCATGGCGGCGTCTTGTATATTGTGCTTGCCGATAAGTTGTATTCCATTACCAGCGGCGGCGGGCCTTCTCAGCTCGCCACTATTGGCGGCTCCGGCATCGTCGATATGGCAACGGATGGCACCACCTTATTGATTGTGACCGGCGCGAATAAATACCAGTACAGCGTCGCCGCCGGCTTTTCAGAGATCACCGATACCGATCTTGGCACCGCCTATACTACGGCGTATCTGGACTTGCGCTACTACTTCGACCAGGATAACGGCCAGATTATCGGCTCCGCGTTGAACGACCCTTCCGATATCGACCCACTCACTTTCCAAACGGCGGAATCTTTCAATGACGACCTGCTGGCGGTGAAGAATATGGGCCGCCTGCTCTACGCCTTCGGTGTCAGCACGTTAGAAATCTTTATTACGTCCGGCGTGCCTCGGCCGCTACTTCGTCGCCAAAAGGTCATAGAACACGGCATTATCGGCCGCCGAGCCGTCGCCACCATTGATGACTCTATGTATATCCTTGATGACCGTCGCCGTCCGGCCGTTATCAGGGAACTTGCGCTACAGCAGATTCAAACGTCTACCCCATTAGGGCGCGAGCTACGCACCTATGCCACGGTGAGCGACTGTATTGTCAATGCATATTCGTTTGAGAGCGAGAATTTCATCGAGTATCTATTTCCAACGCAAGATATCTCATGGACCCTGCACGAAGCCAGCGGCCAGTGGTCGAAGCGAGAAGACACCAGCAATACATCGTTTCCGGTTATGGCCTATGTCAACTGCTATAACAAACTCCTCGGCCTGGATCAGAGTGCCGGCAAGGTATGGGAATTCGGCTCGACGACCTACCAGGACAACGCGGTCGCTATTACTCGCACAATCGACAGTGTTGTCATTGACTCCAATTTGCTTGGTATTCCCGAGCAAAAACTAACAATTCCTCGCACCAAGATACGTTATGACACCTCTGGGAGTGCCGCGATATCGGTTTCCGTTGCAAAAGATGACAATCTGACCTCGTTTGCTACCGCGATAACGAATACGGTGTCCGGTAGTGGCGTGCTGACCATTCAACGATTCCCAGGCGGAATCTGTCGGGAATGCGTGATACGAATTACCACAACCGCGAACGCTCGCGTTGACATCCTCGATCTATCCATTGACGCATCATTACAAGAAGACAGCAATGACTGACCGGCGCCTATTGAACCCCGACACGCTGCCAGCGTCACCGACACCGGAAGAATTCAGGGAATGGGCGGTTGACGTATGGGGGTTGATATCGCCTGATTACCGGATACAGACCAATGATTACACGACCTCACATGATATCGCTATTGAGTATGTCTTAGCCGCCCCAACGGGGAGCATGACCGTGTATTTGCGTGACGGCTCGCTCGACGGTAAAGAGGTTTATGTTCACCGCTCCGGCGCCGGCGGCGTGGATGTGGAAACTGAGGGCGCCGAGAAGATAAAACTTGGCACTCAGCTACTCGGTTGCGTTTACATCGAAAACGAGGATGATGTTATCCACTTCAAATGGTTTCAAGAATTGGATTATTGGGTGATGCTTGGCTAATAAAAGCGGCAAAATCGGCGGGATCGGGTTCCCTCGGGACGATGAGGGCAATATTGCTGTCGCCAATCAACGCGCCACGGAATTATTAGAGTTTATTGCCCTGCATTTGGCGTTACAATCAGCCATCTTGCTAGAAGAAACCGGTTCATCACTAACGTTAGAGGACATTGCAGA